TTAGTTAAGAGATGGGCATTCATGGATAAAGGATTTAGATTAGATAAAAAGAACATTACTGATGAAAAAACATTAGAATGGGCTAAGAAAACAGATAAAGATGACCAAAAGAAGATTGGTAAGAAGAACTTAATGAAGTTCGAACAGATATTCTTAGGTTTGGGAGCAGAAGTGTTAGAGTTCACCTCATCCGCACTAACGGTTAACGCTGATTCGGCAGTTCGTGATATGAAAAAACGAATTGATAAGACAATAAAAGATGTTAAGAAATCAGGTGACCCAAAAAAGATAGAAAAACTTAAATTAGAACTTGGTAGATTAAAATCTATCGGTGGTTCTAAAAAGATTGTACCAAATGAAGGTATCGTTTTCTTATATAAAGGAAATACTTTTAAACTTACAGGTACGTTTGCATCGGTAAACCAAATACTTGGTATTTTCTTCTAAAATTATCGGTTTCTTTAATTTTATATATTTATATACAACATTATAACCTAATATGTAACAATGGGTAAAGAATTCAAAAAGAAATATATGCATCCAACTCGTAGAAAGTTGTTGGATATGGTTCACACAGGTGAATACGATAAAAATACTACTATCGGATATGAGGGTAAGACCGAAATTCGTAATGTAGGTGATGTTTGGGAAGATGAGCATCATAAATATGAAAAGAAAGATGGTTTTATTGTAAAGACAGGAAAAAACTCTGAATCATTTCAAGAAGCCAGAAAATATTTAGAAGAAAAATCTAAATGTAAAGTTTATCCTAACAAAAAATATACAGCTAAAGATAAAAAATTGATTCAAAAGACAGGCTATTGTATGGATGCTTTGGTTGAGATTGAGCATGAAATAAAAACAGCCGGTATTTGGAAAGAGTATCAGGATTACAAAGTTTGGACAAGAATGATTGTATTTGGTAAAACAAAATTAGATTCATATAGACAATCTTTAAGTGAAGTTAAAGAAGAGTATGAAATGATTAATGACCAAGGACAAATAACAGAAACTTGGAAATTACCTAAACCTATTGAAGAGGTTAAAGCAGAAATACAAGAACTTATTGATTTCGGAGAAACCGAAATTAAAGAAATAGAAATAAAAAGAAATCAGGTTTTCGATAAATTAAAAGAAGCGAAGATGGAACATTACTTATGAAAAAATATATAAAAGAAATAATAATAATTTCACTTGTAGTTATTATCGCATTGCAAAGAGGATGTGGGCCTGATTATGGTGATAAAGAAATTGTAAAAGTAGATGGTAAGGATTATGAACTAATCAAACAAGAAACTGATACAATTTTTATTGAAAAAGAAGTACAAGTAACAAAGTATGTACCAAAGTACATTACAAAAGAAGTAATTAAAGAAGTTGAGATACCAGTAGATGTAGATTCACTTGCTATCATTAAAGATTACTTTTCAAAAGTAACAGTAACCGATACTCTAAACCTTGATTATGATTTCCCAAAACAAGTTACAGATTCTTTAGGAAACAAACCAGCAAGTAGTTTAGGATATGGTATCCTTACTGATATTATCTCACAAAACAGAATAGAATCAAGAGAAATTGATTGGTTCTTCAAGATTCCAACAGTTTACAACACAACTATCGTAAAAGAATTACCTAAATTAGAATTCTACTATGGATTTGGATTAGGTATGGACCAAACAAATGGATTAGGTAACTTTACTGGTAATCTTTTAGTAAAAACTAAAAAGATGAACATCTATGGTCTAAATATTGGAATGTCAAACCAACTTGGTCAATATAAACCATTCGTTGGTGGTTCTATGTATTGGAAAATCGGAAAAAAATAAATGGCTAAGCAAAGTTTAAAAGATATAATTAAACTTGAGTATCAGAAATGTGCTGGAGACCCTATATACTTTATGAAGAAGTACTGTATGATACAACATCCAGTTAGGGGTAAGATTCCGTTTCACTTATATCAGTTTCAAGAAAGAACTTTAGAAGAATTTGCAGAACATCGTTATAACATCATTCTTAAATCTCGACAAACAGGTATCTCTACCTTAACTGCGGGATTTTCACTTTGGAAGATGTTATTCAATCAAGATTTTAATGTATTAGTAATTGCAACTAAACAAGAAGTTGCTAAAAACTTGGTAACAAAAGTTCGTGTAATGAACCAATACCTTCCAAGTTGGTTAAAACAAAATACAGTAGAAGATAACAAACTATCTTTACGCTATTCAAATGGTTCTCAGATAAAAGCAACATCAGCCGCTGGTGATGCTGGTCGTTCTGAAGCATTATCCTTATTAGTATTTGATGAAGCGGCATTTATTGATAAGATTGAAGATATATGGGTATCATCACAATCAACACTATCGACTGGGGGTAATGCAATTATCCTTTCAACACCAAATGGTGTAGGAAACTTCTTTCACAAAACTTGGGTAGGTGCAGAAGATGAAACAAATACCTTCAATACTATTAGATTACATTGGAGTGTACATCCTGAACGAGACCAATCATGGAGAGATGAGCAAGAGGTACTATTAGGACCAAAAGGAGCAGCACAAGAGTGTGATTGTGATTTCGTTTCTTCTGGTGATACTGTAATTGACCCACAACTCCTTATGTTCTATAAAGAATCATATGTACAAGAACCAGTAGAAAAGACTGGGTTCGATGGAAACCTTTGGAAGTGGGAATATCCAAACTATCAGAAATCTTATATGGTAGTTGCCGATGTTGCTCGTGGAGATTCATCTGACTTCTCGGCATGTCATGTTATTGATATAGAAGAATCATCTCAAGTTGCAGAATATAAAGGTAAATTAGATACAAAAGATTTTGGAAACTTCCTCGTATCTCTTTCTACTGATTATAACAACGCATTACTCGTAATTGAGAACGCAAACATTGGTTGGGCAGTAATACAACAAGTAATTGATAGAGGATATGGTAATCTTTTCTACATGAGTAAGGATTTAAAGTATGTAGATGTGGAGAATCAATTAAATAACAAATATAATAGAGAAGAGAGAAATATGACACCTGGATTCTCTACAACTTCTAAAACAAGACCTCTAATCATATCTAAATTAGAACAATATGTTAGAGAAAAGGATATTACTATTCGCTCACAGAGAACAATAGATGAATTGTTTACATTTATATGGAATGGTAACAGAGCAGAAGCAATGAGAGGTTATAATGATGATTTAACTATGTCCCTTGCAATATCATTGTGGGTTAGAGATACTGCTTTGAGATTAAGACAAGAAGGAATTGATTTAACTAAACAGGCGTTGGGTGGAATTGGAGCACATTCATTAGATGTTAGTGGAATGGGATTTGGAGGGAACTCATCACTTGAAGAAAACCCATGGAAAATGAGGGTTGGAGACAATAATGAAGATTTAACTTGGTTAATTAAATAATCTTATATTTATATATTAGGAGAAACAAAATTATGATATCACTACAAGAATTACTTAAAGAAGATGTACATACAGAAGAATATACTGTGGAAAATTACCACGATATAAAAGAATTCTGTGAGTTTATGAAAGAATACAAAGCTGATATTAACGAAGCTGAGTATCAAGGTAGAACAGTAAAACTTGGAAAACCAATGCAAGGTGATACTAAGAAATTCAAAGTATATGTTAAAAACCCTAAAGGAAATGTTGTCAAAGTAAACTTCGGACATGGAGGAAGTTCCGCAAAGAAATCAGGAGAAAAAACAATGTCTATTCGAAAGAATAATCCAGATGCAAGAAAAGCATTTAGAGCAAGACACAATTGTGATTCACCAGGTCCAAGACACAAAGCAAGATACTGGTCTTGTAGAAAATGGTAATAAATTAATTAATAAAGGTTATAACATAAATTAGGAAAACATGGCAGATACTTCATTTTTTGGGAGGTTAACAAAACTCTTTAGAGCACAGGCAGTAGTTACTATCGATAAAGATGGTAAACGAAAAGTGTTTGATGGTGATGAACGTCAACAAACAAATTTATCTTCTTTAAGAGATAGATATACAAAATTACAGAAATCTTTCTTTGAACAAGCAGGTGGTGCTCAATCAATGGCATACCAACAAGTTCGTAGAGAGGTATTCAGAGATTTCGATGCAATGGATAATGACCCTATCCTTGCTTCAGCACTTGATATATACGCAGATGAATCAACACTAAAGAATGAATTTGGTGATACACTTATGATTCAGTCCGATAATCAAAAAGTACAAGACTTACTACAAAATTTATTCTATGATGTAATGAACGTAGAGTTCAATCTATGGCCATGGGTAAGAAATATGTGTAAGTATGGTGATTTTTTCTTAGGATTAGAAGTAGCAGAGGGTAAGGGTATCGTTAACGTAACACCTCACTCTGTTTATAATACTGAAAGATTAGAAAGAACAGACCCATCAAATCCAAATTCAGTAAAGTTTAAAATTACTGAGGACCCGAATGGAAAAGAAGAATATGAAAACTTTGAAATTGCTCATTTTAGGTTGTTAGCAGATACTAACTGGTTGCCATATGGTAAATCTATGATTGAGAATGGACGAAGATTGTGGAAACAATTATCTCTAATGGAAGATGCTATGTTAATCCATAGAATCATGAGAGCACCTGAAAAAAGAGTTTTCAAAATTGATATTGGTAATATCCCACCAACAGAAGTGGATAACTATATGCAAAGAATTATTAACAAGATGAAGAAAGTTCCTTTTGTTGATAGAAATACTGGTGATTACAACTTAAAGTACAATATGCAAAACCTAACAGAAGATTTTTATCTTCCTGTTCGAGGTAGTGATAGTGGTACACAAATAGATAATCTTGCAGGTTTAGAGTATGCTAGTATTGAAGATATCGATTACTTAAAAAACAAACTATTTGCAGCACTAAAGATTCCAAGAGCATATTTAGGATATGAAGAAAATGTAAATGGTAAAGCAACATTAGCAGCTGAAGATGTTAGATTCGCAAGAACAATTGAAAGAATACAAAGAACAGTAATTTCAGAATTATCTAAAATTGCTATTGTACATTTATACTCACAAGGTATTCAAGATTCAGAAATGACTAATTTTGAATTACAATTAGTTAATCCATCTACAATTTATGAACAAGAAAAAGTAAACTTGTGGAGTGAGAAAATTAGATTGGCTCAAGATATTCAAGGTCTTAATATGTTATCTAAAGATTGGGTATATGAAAACATCTTTAAATTAAGCGGTGGTGAACAAGATGAACAACGAGTAATGATGTTAGATGATTTAAAAGATAGATTCAGATTCCGTTCTATTGAAGATGAAGGTAATGACCCTGCAACTGAAGATGAAGAACCAGATGATATCGAAGAACAAATCGAAAATATTAAACAAGAAATTAAAGATAAGGGTGGTAGACCAAGAGAAGGTAATACTTATAAAAAAGATAAACATCCACAAGGTAGAGACCCTTTAGGTGATAAAGAGAGAACAAAGAAACGTTCTCGGACTTCCGAAGATAAAGCGTTGAAAGTTATCAACGGTATTGCAGCAAAACGTAAATATTTACACGAAATGAAGGATATGTTGGATGAATCTAATATAATAGATGAATCATAAATATACCTTATCTTTTATAAATTTATATTTATAATAGAGTAATTTTATATATTTGTAATTGGAAATTGTAAAAATGAAAAAAATAAGACATTCAAAATTCAAGAATACGGGTTTTCTATTCGAAATACTAACCCGTCAAATCACACTTGAAGTTTTAAATGGTGGTGAAGAAAAAGCTAAAAAAATTGTAAAAGAATTTTTTAGTGGAAAAACTGAACTAGCTAAAGAACTTCGATTGATTAATTTATTAATAAATGAGAAATATAGTACAGAATCAAAAGCTGAAAAGTTTATTGATGTTGTATTAGAAGCTCATACTAAAATTGATTATAGTAGACTAAAACGAGAAAAATTTAATTTAGTTAAATCTATTAAAGAAAACTTCGAGATTAACAATCTATTAGCTTCACCTGTAACCAATTACAAAATACTAGCATCAGTACATAAATTATTCGAAGGTAAAAAGAATGATATCCTTCAAGTAAAAGATGTATTTGATTCCAAACAAACAATCATTGAGCATATTTCCAATGCAACTCCTTCTTTAAAAAAGAAAGAAGAAAAATTAGTTGAAGATTACCAAAAACAAGAAAAAGATTTAAGATTACTTACTTACAAAATTCTTTTGGAAACCTTTAACAAAAAATATACTAACTTAAACGATTCACAAAAAGGATTATTAAGAGAATATATTAATAATATTACTAATACATCTAAATTTGGTGACTATTTTTCTAAACAACTTGTAAGCACAATTACAGAATTGCATAGTTTACATAAAAATATGAAGGATAAGATTACAAAAATAAAGTTGAAAGAAACTATTAATGTTTTGAAAAAACAAAAAATCGGTAAGAAAATTAACGATACACAAGTTTCAGCTTTAATGATGTCTTATGAGTTGATTAAGGAGATAAAAAATGTCAATGAAAAAAAATCTTAATAACGTTATTGAAGAACTAATTCAAGAAATTGAAAATGAATTAGATGAGGCAACTACATCCGCTAGTGTAGCTGGGTATAATGTACCTGGTGCATTTTCTGATGGTGGTGCTAAAGATAAAAAACGTAAGAAAAAGATTTCAACTCAATTTGGTATGAAGATAGTTGGTAAGATGGATGAAGAACTAAATGAAGCCAAAGTAAAAAGACCAGTAAATCGTTGGTTAGAATTAAAAAACGATGAATCAATGCATCCTCACAAGAAGATGGCAATGGGATTGAAAGAACTTAAATATCAACTTAGAGAAACTGA